GCTATCGGATTGTTTGCTCTGTTGTACAAGTATTCGGATCGCAAGAATGTGTTGGTCTTTGATGATTGCGACATTTGGGAAGATCAGGATGCTGTGAACATTCTCAAGGGTGCTTTGGATTCTGGCAAGACCCGTCGTATCAGTTACAACAAGGATTCGCGTCTGTTGCGTGAAGAAGGTGTCCCCAACACTTTCGACTTCCATGGTTCTATCATCTTCATCACTAACAAGACCTTCGACAACAAGCGGGCTACTAAGATTCAGCCTCATTTGGATGCTCTACAGTCTCGCAGTCACTTTTTGGACCTGACTATTAACACCGAGCGTGACAAGATGCTCCGTATCAAGCAAGTCCATCGTGATGCTGATCCGGGCCTGTTCGTTGACTATGGTTTTGATAAGGAACAAGAGGAAACGATTCTGAATTTCATGTGGGATAATCACAACAAGTTGCGTGAAGTGTCCTTGCGTATGACTCTTAAGATTGCTGATTTGGTTAAGATTAGCCCGACCAATTGGCAAAATTTGGCACGTGCCACGTGCATGAAGGGCTGATGCTTCTCTGATATTTCCTTTCAATATTTAGGGGACTTCGGTCCCCTTTTTTTTTGCCTGTATACTTGATATTACAGTAGGTTATGCTATAATATATCCATGATGAAACTACAGTCAAAAGAACATTTGGTTTATTTCATGCAATGCGGCATGATGAACCTAAGTAGTTACGACCTAAAATTTGTTCAAAATTTAAATATTTTAATTGCTCAGAAAAATCCTATTACATCAAATCAAATTACATTATTAGAAAAATTATTGTCAAAATATAAGAGGCAATTTAGTAAGCACAAATATAATTTAGAATTCATTCAATCATTGCCATGGCATAGTGCCATTATTCAAAGTACACCAGAATATACAGAAGCCTATTTAAGTATTACTGATGAAAAAATTTATTTAAGATGTCCTTTTAATAAAAGGTTCATAACTGCATTGCGGCAAGTTAGTAATAATCCATTTAAATGGGACCGCGAAAACAAAAGATATGAATCTGTGTTTAGTACACATGCGTTAAAGATTATATATAGTTTGGTTCGTGAAAATTATTCTATTGTGAATTATTGTGAGGTAACTAAACAATTACTAAATAAAGTAAATCAATACGCCGGCAATCTAATTTGGCAACCTACCCTAATCAAGTCTAACGACCTGTTGTTGATAGGTGCCACAAATAAATTTGTAGATGAGGCTACAAAAAATATCAAACTTGATTTGTCTGATAAAACAGTTTTTAAATTGAGTTCGTATGGTGTAGGCATTTCTGATGAATTAGCCAAAGATCCAAAACTAAGTTTTGCAAGCAGTACACATGTTGAAATTGACATGAACGATTTGTTAAAAGTTTTTGAATGGTTGTATGAATTGGGATGTGATTGTATTTTATTCTCAGGGCTTACTGTTCAACATATAAAAAACAATGTACACAAACATTTACTAGAACTAGGCATAGATTATTACAGTCATAGAGATGTGTTGTTCACAACTAATAAAATGGTAACAGAATCCTACAATTTTATAGCAAGTGTTCATTTTACATCTGTTAAAATTAATCCGTCTATGCGTTACAAAGATTCAATTAAAAAAATTATCAAAGTGCATAATAGTAAACCTATTAATATCAAATGAAAGAATGTAAACTAATTATCAAAGATGAAGTCAATGTAAAGCTTGAAGGCTTAGAAGTAGGAGACCGTCGTACATTGATGAGAATGTTTGAGTATGAAATTCCAGGCGCAAGATATTTACCCGCAGTTAGGTTAGGTCGTTGGAATGGTAAGGTAAGTTATTTTAGTCTAGGTGGTAGTACTTATATTAATTTGCTCCCTGAAATTCTTCCATTACTAGATCAGGCAGGATATGACATTCAATTAGAAGACTTGCGTGATTACATTACAACTTTTAATTTCGCTAAAGTGTCCGAGGATCTGTTTTCTACTCATGTTTGGCCTAAAAAGCACCCATTAGAAGGTCAGCCAATTAAGTTGCGTGATTATCAAGTAGAAGTTATCAATCGCTTTTTAGAAACTCCGCAATGTATTCAAGAAGTCGCAACTGGTGCCGGCAAAACAATTACAACTGCGGCATTGAGTTATAGCATCCAAAACTATGGACGCAGTATTGTTATTGTTCCTAACAAATCACTGGTTACACAAACAGAAGAAGATTATCGTAATGTTGGACTTGATGTAGGTGTATACTTTGGTGATCGTAAAGAGATAGGTAAACAACATACAATCTGTACATGGCAAAGTCTCAACAATATGTTGAAAAAAACAAAGTCGGGTGAAGCAGAAATTCCTATCGGTGAGTTTATTGAAGATGTCGTTTGTATCATTGTAGACGAGGTGCATCAAGCAAAAGCAGACGCACTTAAAACATTAATGACAAGCGTATTCAGTCATGTACCTATTCGTTGGGGGTTGACTGGAACGATACCTAAAGCAAAATTTGAAGCACAGGCACTATTTGTTAGTATAGGTCCTGTTGTAGGAAAACTAAGTGCAAGTGAATTGCAGGACAAAGGAGTGTTGGCACAATGTCATGTGAACATTGTTCAACTACAAGACCATGTTGAATTTACAAACTATCAAAGTGAATTAAAACATCTATTAGAAGATAAAAAGAGATTAGATACAATCGCCGAGCTAATCTTAAAAATAAAAGACAGTGGTAATACATTGATACTTGTTGACAGAGTTAATGCAGGCAAAGAGTTGATTGACAGATTACCCAATAGTGTATTTGTGAGTGGCGAGACAAAATTAACTGAACGCAAGGAAGAATATGATGAAGTGGCGACGAGTAGTGATAAGATTATTGTGGCGACTTACGGTGTGGCCGCTGTGGGTATTAATATTCCTCGGATTTTTAATCTGGTTCTTTTGGAGCCCGGAAAAAGCTTTGTTAGGGTTATACAATCAATTGGGCGAGGTATTAGAAAGGCTGAAGACAAGGACCATGTCATGATATGGGATATTACATCATCATGTAAATTTGCTAAAAGACACCTTACTCAAAGAAAAGCTTTTTACAAAGAGGCATCTTACCCTTTTAGTATAGAAAAATTAAACTATAAATGATACAATTTTAATATGCGTATACTAACACTAGAAGACCAATATTATAATCTTGAAACATTACCAGAAGAAATAGACGACCTGCGTTTTGCAATACTAGATAACAGTAATCCACAAAATGTAGATTATCATTATATACCTTTGATATTTTTGGAAAGTTTCAATGCGCCGGCACTGGTTCTTCAAATAGGAAATAAGACAATTAAGATGCCGGTTGATTGGCAAATATTAATTGGGGAAAAAGAACATGGTGATTTAGAGACATTACCATTAACAAGTATCAATGATAGGGGTTTTAGTGCATTTAGTTTTAACCCATTAAGTAGTTTTAATCCCGATTTCTTACCGATTGAAATTCTAGATATTTACCATGATGTGACTTGGTACGCCCCTAGACTTAAGAACGGACAATTCTTGTGTGTGCCTATTGATGACGGTCCTAAGCCCAGATGTGTTTACTTTGTTAAAGAGATTAGTAGAAATTGTGAGATTGTGGATTATTCCTTAGCTTGGTGATTATGAAAACAAAAAAGAATACTCCAAAAGACGAAAAGTTTGAAAAGCAGGATCTTGATTTGTTCGAGGTCCTAGCCGCACTTGATAAAAAGGATTATAGTTATTACGACAAATTAACAGACGAACAAAAGAAAAAGTTTGTGCCATACATGATGACATTGTGGATGAGTTGTATTAAAGGAAAATCAACATTACAAGGATACTATGTAATGAACACAGAGTATACAGCAAACAAATATTTGTTTAACGAAAATGTGCAAAAGCATCCTAAACTACAATGGTTAATGTTGTGTGCGGCAAGTCCCGGTATCGGCAAACAGTTTCACCAATGGATTCCACATATAAGAGATAAGGTTAGTAAACTAAAAGAACCTGCTACAACAAAAGAAGTTAAAGAATACTATAGTAAGATTTATCCAAATACTGATGAAGTAACCATAAAAGAATTTGCTGAAGCATTTGTACACGACCATAAACGCAAAGTATATTTGAGTCAAACTTTTCCTAATCTAAAGTTGGAAGATATTGAAACATTAAATAAGTTGGTAACAGATGAGGCGATAAGTGAATACGAAAAAGAAAGAGGAAACTAAGTTTGGTTGCGATTTTTGTAATCGCACATTTTTGCGAGAATCAACGATTGCCAAACATCTATGTGAATACAAACAGCGTTGGCTAAATAAAGAGTTACAATGTAATCGTATAGGATTTCAAGCTTGGTTACAGTTTTACAAAAAAAATTCTAATACTAAAAAGAAACGCACATATGATGAGTTCATCAAAAGTGCGTATTATACCGCCTTTGTAAAGTTCGGATCTTATTGTAGTGATGCCAATGTGTTGAATGCTGGTAGATTTGTAGATTGGTTATTAAAGAATCAAGCAAAAATTGACAATTGGAATACTGACAATAACTATACAAAATTTTTAGTTGAATATCTGCGTGAAGAAGATCCGCTTGATGCGGTTGCCCGTAGTATTGAAACAGCACAAAAAATAGCAGAAGTAGAAACTATTCAAACTCAAGATGTTTTGCGTTATGCTAATCGTAACCGTGTATGCTACGCTATAACTACAGGTAAGATCAGTCCATGGATACTGTATCAGAGTGAAAGCGGAACAAAGTTTTTAGGTGAATTAGATCAAACACAAGTGAAAATGATCATAGATTACATAAATCCCGAACTGTGGGCTATTAAGTTCAAGCGTAATCCTGATAAAGTCAAAGAAGTCAAGGAACTACTCAATGCCGCTGGATACTAAATATAAGTATACTGTTCATATCCCATGGCAACACGGCTACAATCTTTCAAATTGGGATCAGAAATGTATATTTGCTATGGAAACATTTGGACTTCCTGGAGACAAATATATAACTAGCCTTACAGAAGATTACATGGATTTCATTTTTGTTGAAGAAAAGGATGCTATATATTTTTCATTAGTATGCTTGTAAAATTATTAAAATTTGATTTGCCTATGGGTGCTGGTGGTATGTCAGCACAAATGGCTAGAGCATTAATAATAAGAAGATTTGAGCGACTCCGCAAAGAACACGGTATAGAGTTTAAGTATCAAACGGCGGGTTATGAATTGTTTGTATGGTTTATAAAAGATAGTGATTATACTTACTTTACATTAGTATATGATCTTAAAGATGATTGGCGCCCATACACATTAGTTGAAAAAGAGATTACAGGTGAGCAAGACTGATGATGTTGCTGTTTTTAATTACTATGATTATAGTAAAGGATGGGACAACACTAATCCAGGATGGCATACTATCGTGTTAGAAAATACGAACCCGTTCAAACATTCTGAAATAATAAATTGGCTTTATGATAATATTGATGGAACTGAAAGGCATACTAGATGGATACGGTTTGCGGAAAGTTCTGGGTTTAAGTTTAGATATGAGCGTGATTATATTTTGTTTACATTGAGATGGTCATGAAAGATTTTCCATATACAATTACAGTACCTAAATCTAGGGGAGATAGTCATCCCGCACAAACAGTTTGGTGTGAACAAAAGTTTGGCAAACGCTGGAGTGTTGTAGACAATAGAGATGGAGTTTGGTGTTGCTTTTGGGGAGGTAGAGGCTTGCCCGGCTTCTATAGATGGGAGTTTAAAAACGAACAGGACGCATTACTTTTTAGTTTGAGGTGGTTATGAGTAGTCCTTTTATATTAAATAAGTTAAGACACAAATACACAGTTACATGGCCTACATTCTATGATATACGAGGTAATGAAAGTTGCCATAACTTACTGAAAATGTTATTTGAAAAATTTAGATTAGATCAGGCACAGTTATTGTTGAACAATGATAACATGGTTACTATTAACGCTACTATATGGTATAGTAATAGCGGAATGAATTATAGCGAATGGTTAATGAGTCAATATAACATTACTGGAGTTGTATTTGATAATAAAAAACACGCAACTGACCTACAAACAGAATTAGAAAAAAGGTACATGTGGAAACTCCTAAAAGCATAAATATAGAATGGGCAGATAATGTAGTTAGGCTGTACAAAATTAAAGCTACGGAAGCAATAGACTACAAGTATGAACTTATAAGAGCAGGTCTTGTTATTGATGTTGATTTTCAATGGGTATGGTATACGCCTACAGAGGACGCAACATCAAAAGTAGAATTTATTTTTAAAAA